GCTACGAAGATGGAGAATTGTATTGGTTGAAAGATGTCGCAGAGCTGTTAGAAGAACTGAAATCTTACAAAGGCTTAGAAGAACAGGGCTTGCTTGTGAGGCTGCCGTGTAAGGTTGGAGATATGGTATTGGATAACGATTTTGGATATCAGGAATTGTATGAAATAAAAGCATTTTCATATGGATATTGTGACAGCTATGTAGAACCAGATATAGGAACAGAAGATGAAATTATATTTTATTACGAAAACTATACCGGTTCAATAACAGGAGCTTTTCCAATGAGTGAAATTGGTAAAACCGTATTCCTTACCCATAAGAAAGCTGAGGATAAGTTGGAGGAACTCAAAAATGAAATTTAAAGAATTTGTAAACTGGTGTAATGAAAGAGCCTGTGATGGATGTTGGGGAATGCTAGAAGCAATAGCGTGTATTAATTTAATAAATGAGATTATGAAAATCCAATTTTGGAAAAGAGAAAAAATCTGGAAAGAAAATTATGAGCAACAGGTATTGGAAGAGATTATTAATCCGATAGAGAAGAAGTTGGAGGAGATGAAAGCTAATGATTAAAGTACTGAATACCATTAATACTAGACTGATTCCTATATCGGTTTTACAGGATGTAAAAAGTAGAATCTCTGATTGGCTTGCATCCGGCGGGAAAGAAACCGATCTTTACATTCAGCGGCAAATTGATTATCTGAAAGCTATTGAAAAAGCAGCATTGGATGAGAAAAATATCGTATAAGTGGAATTGGAGGAGATTCAAAATGACAAGACCTGAGATTACAGCAAAACTATCAGCAATGATCGAAAAGAAAATCAATCCTCACAATGATCCACGTATTTATTGGGCTAAGGAAGTGACATTCGATTATTCGACAGATCATGCGGTAAGGGTGGATTATATGCGGTTCGTGCCGGTGAATAATAGCGTGTCCGGGATAGAAAAAGGTGACTGCTATTGTTATGAGGTTAAATCATCAGCTGAAGATTTTCACTCTGGTCATGGGCTGAATTTTGTTGGCGATTATAACTATCTGGTTATGCCGACAGATGTATATGCTGCGATATCCCTTGAAATTCCGCATTACGTAGGAATATATGTGCCAGATGGAAATGAGCTTGCATGCATCAAAAAAGCAAAGCGAAGAAATCGGACAAGGCCTGTATCTGAAATACTCTTGATGATGTTCCGGTCTGCGAACAGGGATTATAGAAAAGCAGTAAAACAGTTGAAGGAGATACAGAATGGCAAGTAAAACTATCAAAGCAATGGGTGTTAGCCCTATTACAAATACCATCTACTATGGAAATGTAAACGAAGAAAAAGGTTTATGGGTAGGTGAAAAAAAAGACGTAACCGATATGGCAATCGCCTCTGTATTTGAATGGTTCATGAATCAAATGGATGGAAAAGAAGAGTTTGAGATCTCGTATCCAAATGTTTCAGAGTTTAAGTTGAAGATGGTAAGAGAGGAAATAAAAAAGAATGATTGATAGTTTAATAGCATTTACATTTGGAATAGCATTTACATTTGGCACTATTTACTTGATTACACATTTTGGTGTCAAGCGTAAATAGAAATAAAAAGGAGTGATGATATGCGAACCAGGCAAAAGTCACTTGTTGATTTTGGCGTATATCCAGAAGATATTAACCGTTTAAAGGATATATGTCAAAAAGCTACACCAGAGCAGAGACATGATATTTTGCACTGCTGCATAAGCTCTTGCCCTCCAGGGATTGAATTTCTGGTGTATGAATCTATTGTAACAAACAAATCCTATGACCGTATCATGAAGACAAAATACATACCGGCAAAGCGAGATGATTTCTATGCATACAAGCGCAAGGCAATGGCTATGTTTTATGATACTTTAAGAAAACTAAGAGAAATATAATACTACAATTAATATTAAAATGTGGGGACAAATTTTTCTGCCATGTATGATAATATAGTATATATCTATGACTATGTGCCATATATGGCAGTTTTTGTTTGGAGGTGAGAACGTGGGAATGCCAATGGGAAAACCGCCCATGTATAAAACGGTGGATGAAATTGAAAAAAAAATCGAAAAATATTTTGAGGATTGTAAAGGATATCCTTTGACTGATAGCAAAGGCAAGCAAGTATTTAATAAATTTGGCTCACCAGTTTTTGTAGACGTTCATCCTCCAACGATTACAGGATTGGCATTGGCACTTGGATTTGCAAGCAGACAGGCGCTTTTGAATTATCAAGCGAAGCCAGAGTTTAATGACACGATTACGCGCGCGAAAGCCAGAGTGGAACAGTACGCAGAGGAAAGACTATTTGATCGTGACGGTTCAAATGGCGCTCAGTTCAGCTTGAGAAACAACTTTAAAGGATGGGACGCTGATAAGAAAAATGATGATTTTGGAGACGGAAAGATTACGATCGTGAACAATATTCCAAGGCCGGAGAAACAGGATGGATAATAATCCTATTAGCCTGAAAGATATAATAGCTCCTGCTTTCTATGAAGTCTTTTGGGACATTCTGGACGAGAAACATACATATTACGATCTGTACGGCGGGCGTGGATCCACGAAGTCGTCTTTTGTGGGTGTAATGATTCCTTTCCTGATGATGCAGGACGCAGAGAATGATGTGTTCTCGAATGCTGTTATTTTCCGTAAAGTTGGAAACACACTTCGAGAATCCGTTTATGAACAGATAGCATGGGGAATTGACGCGCTCGGAGTCAATGAACTATGGGACACCAGTGTAAGCCCTATGCAGTACACTTATAAGCCTACTGGACAGAAAATCATATTCAGAGGACTGGACAAGGCAAAAAAGACTAAATCTATTAAAGCAAGCAAGGGATATTTCAAGTATCTCTGGTTCGAGGAGCTTGACGAATTTTCGGGAATTGAAGAAATTCGTACAGTGCAGCAGTCAGTCCTTCGAGGCGGCAGTAAGTTTGTTGTATTTAAGACATTCAATCCGCCAATTAGCCGGAGCAACTGGGCGAATGTGTATGTAGAAGAGCCACGAGACGACAGCTACAGACATAAGAGTGATTACAGATCAGTTCCTGTTGAATGGCTTGGTCAACAATTCCTTGATGATGCGGAGCATCTTAAAAAGACAAATCCAAGAGCCTATCAGCATGAATATCTTGGATTGCCTGTCGGACTCGGTACAAATATCTTTGAGTTGTTGGAAATCCGAACGATTCCAGACGAAGAAATTCAAAAATATCAAAGTGTCTATCAGGGGCAAGACTGGGGATGGTACCCGGATCCCAAAGCGTTTATTCGTGTGGCTTATGTGCCTAATCAGGACAAAGTTATCCTGCTGGATGAGCTTGGCGGATGTAAAATTCGAAATACAGCAATGGCTAACCAGATAAAGAAAAAAGGATATGATGATTATTCAATATCTTGCGGAGTTGATGAAGAAGAAAGTATTATTGACTTCCGAGATGCAGGGCTTCCAGCACGTAGGGCTATTGTCACACCGGGAAGCCGCAAATATACTTTTGAGTGGTTACAGTGCCGAACATTAGTCATTGATCCGGCACGAACGCCTAGAGCATACAAGGAAATTATTAATTATGAACATGAAGTAGATAGCAATGGAGAAGTTATCGCAGATTATCCAGATGGTAACGATCACTGGATAGATTCTCTTAGGTATGCGACAAGTCCATTGTCGATGAGAAGGGGGAACAGTGCATAATGTGTAAATTTTGCGATGAATTAGCTTCTTGGAAAGAATGCCATGATAATCCAGAATACAAGAAGAATAAATATATATACGGCTGTATGTTGTACATATACATGAAAGACCGAAAAGGGAGCATTACTTCCAGACCGTTTGACCTTAATTATTGTCCGATGTGTGGAAAAAAGATAGCGACAGGTGACTAAAATGTTAGATAGGTACTTTTCAGATAAAATAAATAAATTCTTAAGCATCGGTTTAAAAATATATGGATCATCTGACATTAACGAAATCTTAAAAGTTGTAGAATATGAAGACATTATTGTGCGAGATACTTCTGTAAGATGGATGGATTTTAAAAGGTAGATTAAATGGGACTTATAACAACGTTGAAAAGGTGGTTTAACATGATTTTCAAAAAACAAGCCGAAGAGGATTTTAACATCCAGGCAGCAGAATTTCCGGAGATGGAATCACTGATTAACCGGTGTGCAAACATCTATAGAGGCGCGCCGGAATGGTTGGACGATAATAATAATATTAAGACGATCAATTTTGCGAAATCTGTCTGCTCAGAGACAGCTAGGCTTGTAACACTGGCGATCGGCGTTCAGATAGACGGTTCTGCAAGGGCTACATGGCTTCAGGAACAGATTGACAAGGTATATTTCCAGATACGGCACTGGGTAGAATATGGATGTGCTTATGGAACGGTATTTATCAAGCCAAACGGCGAGAGCCTTGACGTATTCACTCCGGCAGATGTGATGATTGTAGATTATGACAATCAGGAAATAAAGGGGATTATATTCAAGGACTATTATACCGTTGGACGGAAATACTACACACGGCTTGAATATCATCGTTTTGTCGAGACTACAATAGATGGCGTGACAACCTATCCGTACTACGTTTCTAACAGAGCTTATGTGTCGAAATCCCCTCAGTCAATCGGCGATAAAATCGACCTTAAACAGACCAAATGGGCTGACCTCATGGCAGATACGCCGCCGATTCTCAAAGCAAATGGCGAGAAGCTGGACGGACCTCTGTACGGAGTTCTGCGGACTCCACAGGCGAACAATGTAGATATCAGTACACCATTTGGCTTACCGATATTTGCAGAAGCAATTGAAGAGTTGAAAGATCTGGACATTGCATACAGCCGTAATGCAAAAGAAATCCTTGATTCTAAGAGAACCGCTCTGGTAGATGACCGACTGCTGATGCCGAGCGGATCACCAGTATCCGCCATGACACCGCAGGCCATGGAGCACAGATGCAAAGAAATGAGCTTGCCGGATTATGTGAAAAATGTATTCGGACAGGATGAGAAAGAGTTTTACCAAGAAATCAACCCGATTCTAAACACTGATACCCGTATAAGCGGCATAAATGCTCTTTTAAGCCAGTTAGGGTACAAGATTGGGTTCTCTAACGGATACTTTGTTTTTAACGAATCTAGCGGAATTCAGACGGCTACTGGAGTAGAAGCAGAACAGCAGAGGACAGTCCAGTTTATCAAAGACGTGAGGGACAAACTGGAATCCTGTCTGGACGAAGTAATTTACGCGCTGAACGTTTACGCTGACCTGTACGGACTTGCACCTGTCGGAGCTTATGAAGTCAATTATGATTTCGGAGACATCCTCTATGTTAGAGAAAACGACCGTGCAAGGTGGTGGCAGTATGTAACTACTGGCAAGGTTCCGGCATGGTTGTATTTTGTAAAGTTTGAAGGAATGACTGAGGAAGAAGCGAAAGCAATGGTCAAAGAAGCCGAGCCAAAGGAACCAACACTATTCGGAGAGGAGTAAAAAGATGGCAGACAAGCCGGTAACAAGGGAAAAAAATACCTCGCATATCTGACAGGCGAAATTCCAAAGCCAATTACAAGAGAGTTTTAGTGAATTAAGTAAAAAAAGCGGAGAGGATTAAAACTCCTCTCCACTTTGCAATAACATTATTAACAGCCAGAATCTTCTCGCTTGGATACAGCAAATGTCCTTACTGTATTTACGCCAGGGACATTGCCATCATCAATGCACTTAGCCATGTGAAGCATAGATATAATTTGTGATGAAGACGGATGTTCTTTACCACAGTTTGGGCAAATTACCTTTTCCGTGTTAATTTGCTCGTTTACGTAATAGTTGCAATTACAAGTGCAATAAATTTTCAGTTTTAAAAACATTTTGCGACACCTCCTTAATAGGTTGATTGTAGCATATTTTTAAAACATGTACCACAACATTTATCGAAAGAGGTGATATATTATACTTAGTCCTGAATATTTACGACAAATTACAGAGGGCAGTGAACAAATTGCTGAAGAATTGCACCAGTATATCATCTCTGAGATCGTATCACGGATGATGGCAAGAATCGGCAGGGGCGAGGACTATATTCTGACCAATGCTGATGCGTGGAGAATCAGAACGTTACAGGAATCCGGTGAACTGTTAGAAGACATTCTGGCAGAACTATCCAGATACACCAAACGTGAGCAACAAGAGCTTCTTGAAGCGTTTGAAGATGCCGGAATCACTGCAATGGAGTATGATGATAAGGTATATAAGGCGGCAGGATTAAGTCCTGTGCCGCTTGAACAGTCACCAACAATGATAAGACTCATGGAACGAAATATGCTTGCGACCATGGGCGAGTGGAAGAACTTCACACGGACAACCGCAAGTGCCGCTCAGAGGCTATATATCGAACAATGCGACCTTGCATATAACCATGTGATGACTGGTGCAGTTGGGTATACGCAAGCCATTAAAGAGGCAGTTAACAACGTTGTGAGTGATGGTGTTACCGTCACATATCCATCTGGTAGAAAAGACACGATTGAAACAGCGGTTGCACGTTCTGTCAGAACTGGTGTGGCACAGGCTACGGGGGATATATCCCTGAAGCGCATGGAAGAAATGGACTGGGATTTAGTTCTGGTTAGTGCTCACATTGGAGCCAGAACGGGTGACGGCGGTCAGAATCCGGGAAACCACTCATGGTGGCAAGGAAAGATATACTCTCGTTCTGGCAAGAGTAAGAAATTTCCGCCATTCTCATTGACCGGATACGGGACAGCAAGCGGACTGTCAGGGGTCAACTGTCGGCATAGCTTCGGAGCCAGTGACGGAGAATTTAACCCTTATGCAGAACTATCGACACAGGATAAAGCTGACAAAGGTAAACAGTACGAAAAGGAACAGCGACAGCGTACTTATGAGCGGAGAATCCGCAAAACGAAGAGAGAGGTTCTTGGGCTGCAGGCAGGAGTCGACAATGCACCGAATGAAAAGGCAAAATTCGCATTACAGCAAGACCTTGACCGGAAGTCTTATCTTTTACAGAAACAAAATGCTGCATATAAAGATTATTGCAAACGGAATGGCCTGAGGGAACTACAAGACCGACTTATGATAGCTAAATGGGACCGCCAGAACGCCGCAAAAGCCAGAGGAGCGGCAAAACGATATAAGACAGCAAAGGGGATTGACTGATGGATAGATGGGAATATTTCAATCCGAATCCTGTTAAGGATAAGAGAACAGGAGATTGCGTTGTCCGGGCAATATGCAAAGCAACCGGGTTCGACTGGGAAACGGTATTCACCGGATTAATGATACAGGCGTGCACTCTGTCAGATATGCCAAGTGCAAATTATGTCTGGGGAGCGTACCTCTATAAGCGTGGATACAGACGCAAACTGATTGAACAATCAGAACGATATATCTATACAGTCAACGACTTTTGTGCAGATCATCCGACCGGCACGTACATTCTCTGCATAGATGGCCATGTTGTGACGGCACAAGACGGCAAATATTTCGATACATGGGATAGCGGTAATGAAATCCCGGTATATTACTGGGAAAAAGGAGTAGCTAAATGAGCATACAGGAATTTATTCAATTTTTTCTTTCAATTTGTGGAGGGGTATCAATTATTGGAGGGGCAGCAGCTGTTATTTTTAAATGGATTGCTCCGGCATTTCGGCTTAATAAGAGAGTGGAAATTCTGGAAGACCACGATAAAAGAGATTTTGAAACGTTAAAAAGAATAGCTGAGAGAGATTCCCTTATTTTGGAAGTCTTGTCAACCATGTTGGACAGCCAGATTAGCGGCGACAATGTAGAGGAATTAAAAAAAACAAAACA